GCAAACAGTTCATATACCTTAATTATTTCGTTGCGTAAAAACAACACATTCTATCAACGTGGTCAACTTACTGATCCTGCTGCATTTAACTACGGACAATATGCTATTTCTGGTGTTAATCAGTAATGAAAGAATTAGTTTCAAAACTTCTATCTGATAAAATTGAAGAAGCTCGAAACATATTAGATTTAAAGATTAAAGATTTGATTGAAGAAAAAATCAATCAATTTAAAATACAAATATCAACAGAGATGTTTGGTGATACTGGTGTTGAAATGTACTTTGAAGAAACCAATAGTACCGTACAAAGATCCAATGTACAGAAAATGGGAAGAACCAAAATAATTAAGTTTAGGGTTCGTAAAGGTAAGATTCAACGCCGTAGAAAGTTTTCAACTGTAAAAGGTTATACGGTCAGAGGTGGTAAAATGACAAGAATGATGCCAGCGGAACGTAGGCATCGTCATATTGCTTCCATTAAATCGAAATTTAAAAGAAAAGCTAAGTTAGTTATAACGCTTAGAAAAAGAAGAATTTCACTTAGAAAAAGAAAGTCGGTAGGATTATGAAATTAATCAAAGAAATTAATGAATCCGTAAGCTATATTACTGAAGGTGCTGATGGTAAAAAGGAACTCTATATTGAAGGTCCTTTTCTTGTTTCCGAAAAGAAAAACAAGAATGGCCGCTTATACGAATTCAATACGATGAAAAAAGAAGTTTATCGTTATACAGAAGAATATATAAACAAACACCGTGCATTTGGTGAACTGGGTCATCCAGAAACACCTTCCATTAACTTAGACCGTGTATCACATATGATTACGAGCCTTAAAGAAGATGGAACACAATGGATCGGTAAAGCAAAAATTCTTGATACACCAATGGGCCAAATTGCTCGTAAATTAATTGAGGGTGGTGCTCAATTAGGTGTGTCATCAAGAGGTATGGGTTCGTTGAAAAATGTTAACGGTGTTAATGTTGTTCAGAACGATTTTTATCTAGCCACAGCGGCTGATATTGTAGCAGACCCTTCCGCACCTGGTGCCTTTGTACAAGGTATCATGGAAGGCAAAGAATGGATGTTAGTCAATGGTATTTGGACTGAACAAGATCACTCTCAGGCGATTCAACAGATTCGTCAGGCAACACGCAAAGAGATTGAACAGGTAAGTCTAAATATATTTGAAAACTTCATGAAAAAACTTTAATATATAAATATATCCAATAAATCAAGGAGATTTTCAAAATGGGAAAATTTAATCTGTCCGAAGCCGCTAAACAAGTATTAGTTGGTGAAGGTTCTAAAGAAACATTTGATGCAAACATTGCATCCAAAAAAGGTGCTCGTGGTTCAGACAAGCATCCTGATGGTGAAGTTGGTGTTGATAAACTTACTGGTAAAACCGCATATGGTACAACCGATGTAGGTGAAATTGGCCAATCACCAGAGCAAAAAGATGATGCATTACCTAATTATTTAAAAGGTACTCCATCTGCTACTCCTGCAGGTGCTACTCCTCCTGTAGGCGCTCAGCCTGACGGTGTTGGTGCTACTACATTACAAGGACAACCTGGTACAACCGCTGGTCGTGCTGATTTAACTCACACAGCTCAAGCTCCTGCTACCGATTACTCTGCTATTCGTGATCGTATTGCTGGCAAGCTTGCTCCACAAATGATGCAAACCAACCCAGGTGCTACATTCCAATCCTACGGTGAAGATATTGAAGCCTTGATGCAAGGTGAAAATCTTTCTGAAGAATTCAAAACTAAAGCTTCTACAATCTATGAAGCTGCTGTAATGTCCCGTGTTGATCAAATTGTAGAAGAAGTTGAAGCTCAATTGACAGAACAGTTTGAAATAGCTGTTGAAGAAATCAAAGAAGATTTGGCTGCTAAAGTTGACGATTACCTCAACTACATGGTAGAAGAATGGATGAAAGAAAACGAAATTGCAATTGAGTCTGGTCTCCGTGCAGAAGTAGTTGAAGAATTCATGTCCAAATTGCGTGACTTGTTTGTTGAATCCTACATCGACATTCCTGTTGAAAAGGTAGATGTTGTTGAAGAATTGATGACTAAAGTTCAAGAACTCGAATCCACTTTGAACGAACAAATTAACAAGTCCGTTGAACTTACAAAAGAATTAAACGAACAAAAGAAAATTGAGGCTATCTACACAGCGTGTGAAGGCCTATCGCAGACACAAGTAGAAAAATTGAAATCGCTCGCAGAGAACGTAGAATTTAATACTGATGAAGATTTTGCTGGCAAACTATCGANTTTGAAAGAATCTTATTTCAAAGCTGATGTTAAAGCAGCAGATAAACTTGCTTTAGATGAAGAAGTTGATATTGAAGAAGAAAAGAAAGTATTCAAATCTTCCGATCCTTCAATGGACCTCTATGCTAAAACCATTTCACAAACATTGGTTAAGTAATTAACCTAGTAATTTTAAAAAAGGATACAAAATGTATTTGACAGAAGAACTACAAAAAAAATGGGCACCAGTTCTGGAACATCCAGAATTAGAAGCCATTAAAGACCCATACAAGCGTGCTGTTACAGCTCTTGTTTTGGAAAATCAACACCAAGCAATGGCAAAAGATCGCCAAGCTTTGATGGAGACCAGCGACACAGGTCCTACAAACGTTACTGGTGGTGTTTCTAACTTTGACCCAATCTTGATTTCTTTGGTTCGCCGTTCGTTGCCTAACTTGATCGCCTATGATGTTGCTGGTGTTCAACCAATGACAGGTCCTACAGGATTGATCTTTGCAATGCGTGCTCGTTACGCTAACCAAGCAGGTACAGAAGCTTTCTACAACGAAGCAAACACAATGTTCTCTGGACAAAGTTCTGCTAATGCTGGTTTCAACAACTACGGTTTTGTAGGTACACCTACAACTGATACTTCAAATAACGCTATTGCTAACGAAGCTGCTAATCAGTTCACAACTGGTATTGGCATCCAAACAGGTTCAGCTGAATTCTTGGGCGCTGACGGTGCTAATGCATTCCAACAAATGGCCTTCTCAATTGAGAAAGTTACTGTTACTGCACAATCCCGTGCTCTGAAAGCTGAATATTCATTAGAATTAGCACAAGACTTGAAAGCAATCCATGGTCTTGACGCTGAAACAGAATTGTCTAACATTCTGTCTACTGAAATTCTTGCTGAAATTAACCGTGAAGTTATCCGTACTATCTACACTACTGCTGTTCTTGGTGCTCAGTATGGTACAACTACTGCTGGTTATTTCGACTTAGATACAGACTCAAACGGTCGTTGGTCAGTTGAACGCTTTAAAGGTTTGATTTTCCAAATTGAACGTGATGCTAACGTAATTGCTAAGCAAACTCGTAGAGGCAAAGGTAATGTTCTTATCGTTTCTTCTGACGTAGCTTCAGCAATGGCTATGGCTGGTGTTCTTACTTACACACCTGCTCTCCAAGCTGACTTACAAGTAGATGATACAGGTAACACATTTGCTGGTATGCTCCACGGTCGTATCAAGGTTTACATTGACCCGTACTTTGGTGGATATACATCTAACCAAGAGTTGGTAACTGTAGGCTACAAAGGTTCTTCACCTTACGATGCTGGTATTTTCTATTGCCCATACGTTCCATTACAAATGGTTCGTGCTGTAGACCAGTTTACATTCCAACCTAAGATTGGTTTCAAAACTCGTTACGGTATGGTTGCTAACCCATTTGCTCAAGGCGCTGCTGTTGCCTCACCAAATGGTTCATTACAACCACGCACTAACGTATACTATCGCATTTTCGGGGTAAAAAACCTCATGTGATAACTCATTGATTTTATTGAGTTTTTTTATTAAATCAACAATAAGATTGATAATTAAGAAGGGAACCGAAAGGTTCCCTTTTTTTTATATATAAATACATATAATTCTTGACTTATTTTGGCAATTATGTTATAATATTCTTTATGAAACCCACATACCTTTATATCAAAAAACATACCATAACTGGTTTAAAATACTTTGGTAAAACAACCAAAGAAGATCCAATTGCATACCTTGGTTCGGGTATTCATTGGAAACGACACATCAAGAAACACGGAGAGTTTATTGAAACAATCTGGTATCAATTATTTACTGATGAGAAATTGCTTACCGATTATGCCACAAAATTCTCAAAAGAAAATAATATAACAGAATCTAAAGAGTGGGCTAATCTTAAAGATGAAAATGGATTAGATGGTGGTATGGAAAAAGGTTGGTGGTCGGAAGAACACTTAGAAAATAATAGACAAAAGGCTAAAGAACGATGGGCTAATGGAGTTTATGATGTTGAAAAACTTAGGCTTAGTCGCATTGGGTTTAAACAACCACAATCACAAAAAGACACATTGTCTAGAAAATTATCCAAAACATGGGAAATAACCAATCCATCCGGTGAAAAAATAATTATTAAAAATCTTAGAAAATTTGCAATAGAAAATGGATTAGACCAAGGAAACCTATCACGGGGTTCTTATAAAGGTTGGAAAGCTGTTAAAATTTAACACCTAAATACTCATATGACTGCACTCTCACGCCTACCACAAAATACCAATTACCTACAACCCTCAAAGTTTTTATTGACTTTTGATCGTTTAGGTGATGTTCAATACTTCTGCCAAACAGTTAACATTCCTGGTGTTAACCTAGGACAGGCACCATTTAACACACCTTTNTTGGATGTGTTTGTACCTGACCGAAAGATGATTTACAACCCATTCTCAATTCATTTTACGATTGATGAGTCATTGAACGGCTGGCAGCAATTACACGCTTGGTTCCGTTCCATCGCATCTCCAACAAGTTTTGATGAGAGGAATAGGTTAACAGCACTACAGAACGCAAACAAAACCTCTAAATCCTTAGAATCGTATTCGGATGCCACTTTGACTATTCTTTCAGCATTGAATAATCCAATACTCCGAGTAAAGTTTTATAATGTATTTCCCATCACCTTATCGGATGTTATATTCGATACCACTCAATCGGCCGATGATATTGTAACCGCAGATGCCGTGTTCACCTTTGATTATTTTGACTTTGAACCTGCTTGACATTTAAAGTAGTTTGTGTTATACTAAAGATATTTTGAATTAATTATGGAATGATATGGAATGATATGGAATGATATGGAATGATATGGAATGATATGGAATGATATGGAAAATCTAGAGCAAATATTAAAAACTTGGGAATCGGATGCAGATATTGACCAGACCGAACCTGGCAAAGAATTGTTAAAGATTCCTAAACTTCACAGTAAATACCTTGGTATACTCATTAAACACAAGATTGCTTCTAAGAAAGCCCATTTTGATTATCTCCGTATGCGGAAGATTCGTTTGGATTATTATGGCGGAAGAATGGGACAGGAAGAATTGGAAGAATACGGATGGGAACCTTTTCAGTTTGTTCTTAAAACAGACATCAATGCCTATCTCGAAGCCGATGCCAACCTGATTAAGTTGTTGGAGAAGAAAGTATATCATGAAGAAACTGTTGGTGTTTTGGAATCTATTATGAATGAACTGAAACAACGGACTTGGCA